TTTTGTCAAGATCCGTCAGATCTATGAAAGAATTGACTACAGGTCTAAAACAAAAGATTCCAGAACTCTTTAGAGCAAAACCATTGTCGAGGGTTGCCACTGTTTGTGGTTTAATTGGTGTTAAATTTATAGACGCTATGAATTTTTCCTCGTCACCTGGTTTTCCTCTTTCAGGTTCAAAACATCCACTTTTAGTTGATTTAGATCCTGAAGGGTATCCGGAAGTTGGTAAACCCCGTACTTTTGTCCCCGAAGTATGGGCAGAATTCGAAAAGATTGTTGCCGTTTTGCGTGAAGGCAAAAGATGTTACATGATTTGGAAGTCATGCTTGAAGGATGAACCTACAAAGTTGACTAAAGACAAAGTTAGAGTATTTCAAAGTGCTCCACTTGTCTTACAGCTTTTAATTAGGATGTATTTCCTTCCAATTGTTCGAATTATTCAAATGAATCCAATCCTTTATGAATGCGCTGTTGGTGTAAATGCAGAAGGGTTGGAATGGGATGAACTCTGGGAAGCCGCTATGAGTAAAGGTAAAGACAGAGTACTTGCTGGAGATTACAGCAAATACGATGTGCGTATGCCTGCTCAAGTCACAATTGCTGCATTTGATATTTTAATTGATATTGCAGAGAAATGTGAAGGATATACGACTGACGACATTCATTTAATGAAAATGGTTGTGCATGAAGTTGTATACCCTGTAATGGCTTATAATGGTGATTTAATTCAATTGTTTGGTACTAATCCTTCTGGACAAAACCTTACGGTTATTATCAATTCCTTAGTCAATTCTCTTTTGTTAAGAAGTTGCTTTTTCACTATTTATCCTAATAAGGATTTTAAGGAAAATTGTGCGTTTTTGACATATGGAGATGATGTTATAGGAACTGTATCAGAGTCATGTGGGAAATTTACCCATATTACATATGCTGAATGGTTAGCTGAACATGACATGAAATTCACCATGCCAGATAAAGAATCCACACCTACACATTATATGGCAAAAGGATGTGGACTTTTTGAAACGTAAATGCGTGTTTAATGAAGATTTGGGACAGAAAGTTGGACTTTTATCTGAAGATTCCATCTTTAAAAGACTTCATGCACATTTACTTTCTAAAGAACTTACCCTAGCCATGCATAGTGCTCAAAATATTGAGAGTTCATTGCATGATTGGTTTTACTATGGTCGAGATGTATTTGAAGATCGTAGGGGTAAGCTCCGTCAAGTTGCACAGGAATGTGAAATCGAACACCTGTGCCCTGCTCTAGAAGTCTCTTATGATAAGCGTGTCAATCATTGGCGCCATAAATATCTTGGAGAAGAATTAGAACAGGAAGAAGAAATCGTAGGCTTGGAATAGGTGCCTTAAACCTATTCACCCAGTTTTGAGTCTGGGCTCTACGGAAAAGCAAAACTTCATGTGTATATATGGATACCAGTTCTTACACAAGTTTTGTGTACTTTTGTGTGTTAGAATTAGGCTTTATACATAAAGACAATTTGCCTGCGGATTACTCCTATTTAGGAGGGAGTTTCGTCTACTCAATGTAAACTACACCACTCTTAGCACTGAGCAATGCTTAGAGATTGTAAATACCGCTTACTAATAATGTAAATAATATATATACACCGGGTATTACATACCCAACAATATTTGAAATTTTGTCAGACCTCAGGAAATATAAAATTAATCCAAACCGTTTTGATAAACTATGGCATAAGCACAGATGGGAATTAGGGAAAACTGTTTCGTCATTTGATGGAGTAGAAATTCCACCCAAGAGAATAAACGAATGCTTATTTAACCAGGTTATGGAAATCCTTGAGTGTCAAAGTGGGGATACCACAGCAGATAATTCGCTTTTTAAAGTTGGAAGTGCATCTACTTATGATAATGTGCAATTTTCGGATCAGCACGATCCTTATATGTACGATGTTATATCTGATATGGACCCTACGCGTTGTATGCAAGATGCAAACGACGCATCACTAGCAAACTTCTTTTCTCGTCCTATCAAAATATCTGAACAAGAATGGTCTACAAGTGTCAATTTGAACTATGATATTGATCCTTGGAGTCTATATTTTGATAATCCTCGTGTTGCTAACCGTCTTACTAATTATAATTTATTAAAGGCTAATCTTAAAGTCAAAATAGTTATAAATGGTAATGGTTTCCAATATGGAAGAATGCTAGTGAGTTATCTTCCTTTTGATGTGTATGACACATTGTCTTCTAATGCTGCACTTGTACGTGAAGATTTAGTGCAAGCATCACAACAACCCCATGTATTTTTGAATCCTACAGTTTCTACTGGAGGAGAATTGAAATTACCTATGTTTAATTATCAGAATTATATAGAAATACCAGAATCACAATGGAGTGAAATGGGACGATTATACTTTAGAACTTTGAATACTTTAAAGCATTCAAATGGTGCTACAGATGTCGTTACCGTCACAACATTTGCATGGGCAGAAGACGTATCTATGAGTGTATTAACCTCAGTAGATCAAGACACATTGTCTCCTCAATCCGGTGAAATTGAAGAGGCAAATACAAAAGGAATGATTAGTGGTCCTGCTACTTCGGTTGCTAAATTTGCAGCATATCTGAAGGGAGTACCATATATTGGTCCATTCGCTACAGCTACTGAGATAGGAGCTGGAGCAGTTGCAGGAATGGCCAAAATATTTGGTTATAGTAGGCCCCCAATCACCAAAGCACCCGAACCTTTAAGGCTCACTCCTATTAGTTCACTTGCTTTAACTAATGTGCCAGATAATGCACAGAAAGTTACAGTAGACGATAAACAGGAGTTGTCTATAGATCCTAGAATTTCGGGTATTGGACCCGCAGATCCACTGAATATAAGAGAAATAGCCAAAAGAGAATCATATCTTACAACTTTCTCTTGGAATATTGGAACTGCACCAGACACTTTGTTATGGAATGCTAGAGTAGACCCATGTACTTGGGCTCAGAATGCTGGACCGCCAGTATCATACCATTTTCCAGCGTGTTGTATGGCAGCATTGCCATTTCAATTTTGGAAAGGATCTATGAAGTTCAGATTTCAAATAGTTTGTTCTAGTTTCCATAAAGGACGGCTCAAAATTGTGTATGATCCTTTATTCATAGCAAACAGCACGTATTTGGGTTATTCAGAATATAATACTAATTATCTTAAAATAGTAGATATAGCTGAAGAAACTGATTTCACTATTGAAGTAGGTTGTGGTCAGGAGAGAAATTTCTTAAATCATGCCAGACCAGGACAGGATTCGGTCACTACACTATATAGTACTACTCAGTACGCTTCCAAAGAAGCTTTTGGAAATGGTGTATTAGGCATTTTTGTAGTAAATGAATTAACTACTCCCAATAGTACAGTTACTAACGATATTGAAATAAATGTTTTTGTTTCTATGGGTGACGATTTTGAAGTCGCTGTTCCAGATGATTATTTTCAACACTTTGTACTTAAACCACAAAGTGGTGAATTACTGGAACCTCAAAGTGGGCAAGTGGTCCCTGAAAGCCAGAATACAGATGAACCCGATGCTCCCCAACAATCACAAACCTGTATAGTAGGTATGCCACCTGCTGAAGATCCTAATCTTAATAAGGTTTTTATTGGTGAGAGTATTACAACTTTTAGAACAATTCTCAAAAGATATATGCTTTGGAATGCTATAGGCAAGTTGGATACAATCTCAACTGTTGCCTCAGGACGTTTTCCAGCATTTCCATATCTAAGAGGAAATGTTAGTGGTGCTGTCGATCAGACAGCATTATTAGCTCCTTATAATTATTGTAATACTGTTCACTTACATTGGGTTAGAGCAGCTTTTTCTGGCTCTAGAGGGTCTATACGATATAAATTAGTACCACGAGGACAACAAGATCGTGGCGACCGTATAGAGGTTGCAAGGTCTCCTTGGTATCCTACTATTACAACGTATAGGTCCGTGACAGATGTAATGCCTGCCTTTTCCACAATTGATGGAGTAAGAAGGGATATCATGTCAAAATGGGAGGCTGGAACAGCAGAGTATATCCCTTTAAGGAAACAACCACTCCCAGGCTTTAGAGGGATGGTTTTGACTTCAAATCAAGTCAATGGTATTCTTGAATTTGAGATGCCATATTACTCTTCATATCGATTCACACCCGGAAAACCAGAAGACTATACCACCATAGGCCTTTTCGAAGGCGCATGGGATTATCGTGCTTGGTTCAACGGTGAAGGTTCTTCTACAGACACCAGTGCAGTTGATATATATGTTTCAGCCGGCGAGGATTTCCAGACTTACTTTTTCACTGGATTACCTCGTGTGTATTATGAGGCAAACCCACCTGCATAGGTTTGCTTCATAACGTCGTACAGTGGACGTAAAACGCTTACTTACCTGTTCTTCTTGGTAGGGGAGACTGTACTTAATGTCTCTTGATGTCTTTATGGTGGACTTTAACTACCTACTCGTCTGTGGCTGACGAGGGGATTGCACATGTCTATTGAAATAGAATAGTCGTGCTTTCCTGGACTGCGCCGTATTTAACTTTTTGATTAAGGTTTTCCCGGTTCAGTCCGGTTTTACTTAGTCACAATTTTAATTAGCGTAGCCCTAACTAGTTTGGCAACAAACTAGGCAGCGGCAGTGTGTACATTATTTTGCGACACTGCCCACG